GGTCCGGAGCGGATGGCGAAGAAACAAGGAAAAGGAGGAGCCCCCGACCAGCACGACCAACCCCCCCGCGCCGGAGGCCGCACAAGATGCCAAAAAAGAGGAAAAAAAAGAAACGGATAAAAGCGCGGGGGGAAGTTGGGCGGGCGGGGGATGGGGTGGGAGAAACTCGCCGAGACCCCCGCAGCTCGCGGAGGGGGGCCGGCAAACCACTGACGCGCGGAAAAGCGAGCGAGCGAACGCGAAGGGAGCGCCAAACACAGGACAGGGAACCGAACGCTAAAGACAGCGCGCCCGCAGGCGCGCAAAACCTGCGACGAACGGAACGGAAGGAGCGCAAACGAAACAAAAAAGGATGCCAAACAAAGAAAAACACAAGGTAGCGCAGAGGGGGCCGGTAACGGCGCTGGGGCGCACGCGGAGCGGTGCGGCCAAGCCTAAGCCCAAGGGCGCAGGGCGCACCGCGGACTAAGCGCGCCACAAGATGCGGCCCTGAAAAGGGCCTGCGCTTGCGGCGCGCGACGGACAGGACTACAATCAACGAAGGGACTACAAGCATCCGGCCCCCTCTGCGCGGGGGACAACAAGCCGGGACGGGTGCGGGTGGCCCGGCCAACGCGACAAAACGGCGAACCAGAGCGAAAAAGCCCCCAAAGAGCCCCCCCACCCCGACTGAAATGGAGGCCCCCGCGGGGGCGGGGGCCCGACATACCCCGCCTGGGGGGATGGCAAGGGGGTTGGGGTTCGGGGAGGGGGGGCGGCCGGGGGCTGAGCGGCCAACCGGAGGGAAAAGCAGGGCGGTATCCCCGCCCTGCGAACAAACGGACAAGAGGTTCCTCGCGCGATGAACGAGACTCCAAACAGGAGCGGCGAACCAGAGCGGAGTGCGGACGCGCCGGGGGCGTACCGGAGGCTGCACGGTGCCGAAGGTGTGCCCCCGAGTGCGGCCGCGCCCGCGGGGGAGGCGGTCGCTGGGTTGAGAATCCGAAGGGAGGCGGCGAGCAAAAGGCGGAGTGGGACAGCGCCGAACCCGTGCCGCCGTATCGGTCGGCGGCGTGGGGGCGAGTGCTGGCCCGCCCGCCGACGGATGGCGGTAATCCGTTTGGTTTAGAATCGTTCTGGGGGATTGGAATGTCAGCGGTATGTCGCATCCTCTCCTGGTGATATCAAATCTCTTATAAAACGATCTGGAAGCGGGGGCGTAGAAGCATCTGGGTGATGGAAACAAAATGCTTATAAAACCTCTGGAAGAAGAGGAACCTGGGAAGCGTTACGCGTCATCTCCGGGTGATATCAAATCTCTTATAAAATGATCTGGAGATATAGGGGATAGGATGTATGTATTGGCAACCACGTTTCTATTCCTACTATATTCGCGCGCGCGCGGGTAGTAGTAGTAGTAGTAGTGTAGACTAATAGTAGCTGGTGGTTGGTTCTGTTTTTAATCTTAGTGGAGGTAGCCCCTGGGGCGGGTGCGGCTCTTCCTTCGTTCTTCGGTTTGTGGTATTATGATACAAAAAGGCAATAGGGGGATAAGAGAGTGGATGTATCGATTTTGAGGGCGGCGGCTATGGACGCACTAATGGACAGGATAAACAGCGGGGAAATATCGGGAGCTGATCTGGTGAAGATCATAGCGTTGGAGACAGGGGAGGCATCAACCGGGATGGGGGTTGACTTTGTTCTCAGGCTGGTGGATGGCATGGGGGCGGATGATGGCGCAGAGGATTAATCTTATACTTCCCAAAGACACTATCAATGGCGTGTACTCTCGTGGCTTTACAGCACAGGAGCGGACACAGATATATTATGGTGGCGCTGGAAGTGGTAAGTCCGTATTCATCGGGACAAGGGCTGTGCTTGACACCTTCACTGGAAGAAATTATTTGTGCGTCAGGAGGGTAGCCAGGACACTCAAAACAAGCTGCTTTGCTGAGGCTCAGAAAGCAATAAGTAACTATGGGTTATCGAGATACTATGCGGTGAATAGAAGCGATATGACCATCACCAATAAACTGAGTGGTGCACAGATATTATTCCTCGGGCTTGATGATGTGGAGAAGGTGAAGAGTATAACGCCTGGGAAAGGGGCGCTTACTGATCTATGGATTGAGGAAGCGACAGAGATTAAATGGTCGGATATGAAGCAACTGGAGAAGCGCCTTCGTGGGGTGAGCAAACATAAGAAGAGGATAACGCTTAGCTTTAACCCTATGAGTCGGGGGCATTGGATATATAGGACGTGGTTTATGGCTATACCAGACATGGGGATGAGCCTTGACGCAACCGAGCATATAGGGGATGATCTCTATATCCTGCGCACGACATACAGGGATAATAAATTCTTGGAAGAAGATGATAAGAAGAGCTATGAATCGGAGACAGACGCATATTACAGGGGAGTATATACGCTAGGACAATGGGGGAATATGGGCGGGGCGGTGTTTACAAATTGGCGGGTAGGTACGGACATGCCAAAAGAGTTTACGATGCCTTATCGAGCGGGGTTGGACTTTGGGTTCTCAAGTGATCCAGCGGCGGGGGTGTGTACCATGTATGATAAAAAGACAAAGACAATATATATTTTGAAAGAGTTATACCAAACAGGAATGCTTAATAATGAGCTGGCTGGCGCGATTAAAGAAATAAATAAGCGGGTGCCCTGGTATTGTGATAGTGCGGAGCCTAAAAGCATAAAGGAGCTCAGAAGATATGGAATTATTACAAAGGCCGTAAAAAAGGGGCCGGATAGTATCCGGCAGGGGCTGAACTGGTTGAAACAACAGAGCATTATTGTGCACCCTGACTGTATTAACATGATTGACGAACTCAGCAATTACAGGTTTAAACAGGATGGCACAGGTGTTGTGACAGACAAGTTAGAGGGGGCAGATCATTTGATTGACGCATTAAGATATGCGTATGAGGTGGAATCCAGCGGAAATAGAGCGAAAACAGGAGGAAGGATATAAACTATGATAAAAATGAAAAGGGCTGACCAGATAAAGGCTCCGGGGCTTAGGGACCGCTATAAAAACGTAATTGAGAAGCATTTCGAAAGTATTTCAAGGCTTGATAAGAATATGCGCTATTATGAGAATAAAGCGGAGATTTTGAATAGGCAAAGGCTGAGTGATATACCAAACAACAAGGTAGCGTACCCTTTTGCGTCCTATATATCAAACCTTAGCGCCGCTTATTTGATGGGGGAGCCTGTTTCCTACTCCAAAGAGGAAGGGGATAAAATGCTTGACGAAATTATAACGCTGTATTCGGATGAGGGGATAGCTGAACAAGATATGAATGCGGCGTTGTATCAATCAATATTCGGTCGGGCTGTCATGCTTGTTTATATTAATGCGGAGGGTAGACCGATTACCAAAGCAATAGATCCTCGGTTCTGTTTCGCTGTCTGTGACGAAAGTGTTGAAGAGAATTTATTGTTTTTTGTATACATGACAGCAAACAATAAAAACAGTGATTTCTTGGTATATACAGACGATTCTATATATTCTTTCGAAGGAAAGAAAGTGTCAAAAATTCACAATGTATTTGGGAAAATTCCAGTGATTGAGATAAAGAATAATATCAATGATGTCGGGGATTTCGAGCCAATCATAACACTCATTGACGCGTATAATAAAATTGGTTCTGACAGGGTGAATGATAGGGAGCAGTTCAGTGATAGCTTGCTTGTGTTGCGGGGGGTCTCCGGCCTCGGAGAGGATGAGGAATCCGAAGTTGAGGAAGTGAGTAGGATGAGGGAACAGAAAATCCTTGCCTTGCCGGATTCTGACGCAACAGCGGAGTGGTTGACTAAGCCGAATGAGGGGAAGGATGTTGAGTTATTAAGGAATAGCATGGAGCAGGACATTCACAAACTTAGCCAGACACCGAATTTTTCGGACGGCAGTTTCGGAGGGAACAACAGCGGCGTTGCGATCCGGTATAAATTATTCGGATTTGACAACAGAACGAGGCTAAAAGAGGCGTATATGCGGCGAGGGCTCCAAAAAAGGCTTGAACTATACGCAATTTGGCTGAACGGCGGCAGGGACTTGATAGATGGGATTGATGATGTTATAATTCATTTTACTAGGCGATTGCCCGTTGATGAAGCCGGTAGAGCGAAAGCGTTAAAGGACCTTGATGGTTTAATCACACCGGAAGCGATAAAGGACAATAGCCCATTTCAAGAGGATAATAACCGATAGAAGGAGGAAAAGGGATGCAGGAAGAAGAAACTAAGCCTGGAGATGCAACACCAGAGGTTCAATTGGCTGGGCCGGAAACGACGGAAGCAGAAGGTGGGACGGAACAAGACACGCAAGAGGCCGCATACGCGGAACGCATAAAGGCGCTCGAAGAGAGGGAGCGACAGATTGAGATTAAGGAGCGACACAATGAAGCGGTTGAACAGCTGAGGAAAAGGGGGCTCCCGGAAAGCCTTGTTGACTTGCTTGATTTGAACAGCGCCGATACCTTGAAAGCCTCAATTGAATTAGCGGCGAGGGCGAGGAATGCGCCCACGGCACCAAAAGCCGGAGAGTTTACGGGTGGCGAAGCGCCCGGTAAAAAGGCCAGCTATGCAGAGTTTGAAGCCTGGTTCAATTCAAGGAAATAACCGACAAAAAGGAGAAGAAAGATGCCTACAACTACTAAAGCAAATCTGATCATTCCCGAAGTGATTGCTGAGATAGTGGACACTAATCTTGGTGAAAAGCTGGTATTCGGAGAGGTTACAACCAAAGACACTACGCTTTCCGGGCGGCCCGGCGATACGCTGAAGTTTCCCAGCTTTGAGTATATCGGGGCTGCCGGAGATGTTGCTGAAAACGCAGAAGTCCCGGTGGTTGAATTGAATTCAACCGCTAAAGAAGTAACGGTGAAAAAGTATGCCAAAGGCGTACAGATTACCGATGAGGCGATCAACTCAGGGTTTGGCGATCCGATGGGGGAAGCTGCAAGGCAGCTCGCTTATGCTATCGATCACAAAGCGGACAATGACCTACATGCGGCATTAAAGGCGGCCCCTTGGGGCCGAGTGTTCCCGGTGGCCTCTCTCTCTGCTGATGAGATTGCAACCGCTTTAACGCTTTATGGTGAGGACTTGGACGGCCCCAAAATCCTGTATTGTCTTCCGCAGGATTTGGCAACGCTTAGGAAAGACCCTGATTACATCCGGCCTTCAGACATTGGGCAGGAAAGGATTTTTAACGGGGTTGTTGGAGAAATCTGGGGCTGTCAGATTTCTGTTAGTGAAAAACTCAAGGCCGACTCGAAGGCGCAGAAGTCTTTTATCTGTAAACCTGATGCTCTGCGGCTGGTGATGAAGGAATCGGTGAACGTTGAGGTTGAGCGTGAGCCGAAATATATGCGGAGCACAGTTTATGCGAGTGAGCATGCGGCGGCTTATCTCTATAACGAAGGGTCCGTAATTGTATTATATAAGCCGGTTGCGGTGGAAAGTCTCGACGGACTTGGCATTGAGCTATACACGGACGGAGCGGATAAAAAGATTAAGGTACCATCAAATATGTTTGCAATAGTACCTGATGTTACAAAAATCCGATATCTTCTGAATGATTCTGCTGTCCCCACGGCGGTTATTGGGACTCCTCTTGTTGGTACAACCGAGATAACCGCCACTGGCCAGGTTATTAATACGGCGGGCAAAGATTATTTGCATGTTTTTGTTTGTAAAGCGGACAATAGCCCGCTCGCTTTAACGACAATACCTATTTCATAATTATGACCGCACTTGAAAGAATCAAGATAATTCTTCCCCTGCCGTACCCGCCAGATAATTTACTGAATGAATACCTGAGACAGACGGAGGATTTAATTTTAAGCTATACCAACAGAAAAACACTACCGGATGCGTTGGTGAGTTTACAGGTAAATCTTGCGGTTTATTCAGTAAATAGGCGGGGGGCGGAAGGGGAAGCGGAAAGGACGGAAGGGGAAGTAAAATTGACGTTCTTGGATATCCCGCCGTCCGCAGTAGCGCAAATGAACAATTATAGGATTGCGAGGGTACCGCATGCGTTTTTTAGAGAAGCACCAGATTAAAATAACGATTGCGAGAACCGCCGAAACACGGGGGCTTAGTGGAGGCCTGATACGGGCTGAAACTGGCCTCCGCTCTTTAATTGATGGATTTAGGATGAATCAACGGGGGCATTTTGTGAAAACCTCCATAGGGTACAAGCGGGCAAGAAAATGGGATGTGTACGCAGAAAAAGGCCAGTTCGATGGCAAAGTTGGCGATCATGTTTATTTCGGGGATGAGACAAAGGCTTATAATATCACAAACGTTGTAACTAGGATGGGGTATGATTTATACGAGTGTGAGGATTTGGGATAATGTTGACACAATTAAAAAGAAGCGTGTATCAGGGGTTGCGCGCAATAGATGCAAACATTGTGAGGTTTTTTCCCCAAACAGATAATATTGAAGGCATGGTCAGCTTCGGTATTAGGCGATATAATCAAGAGCAAAACAGATTAGATATAAAATTAAATTGTTTGGATTATTCGCCGGAAAGAACGGACAGTTTAGCGGATCAGTGCATTATAATTATGGAGGGGCTTGGGTTTATATTTACAGGTGCGGAAGATACAGCGGACTCCCAAAAAGGGGTATACCAACAGCAGATTGAATTTTCGTTATTGACGCATAACGGATATGACAGGATAGAGGTTTATCATAAAGTAGATTATTTGACTTCTGGGACAGAGGTAAAGGGATTATATTTACTAGAAAACAGCACCCAAAAAAAGGAGATTATACAGAAGAAGGGGGGCTTTACGGTCGGGCCTACTCAAACTGAGGAAATTTTAAAAAGGGGGATGGACTATGGATTTCTCAGGGTAGCCGGAAAGCGAATAGAGGAAGATGGTGGACAGAATTTATTGATTGGGAATTGGGCTTTAGAAGCGCCGTTTTTTATTGAGGTTGGAAGCGGGGCGTTGAGCTTGACGGCCAGGGCTTCAGTTGTTGAGATAAAGCAAACGATTGACGGGTTTGAAGCGGGGATTAAGTTGTTGGGGGAATTTGACTAATGAGCCTTTCATTAACGGTTATTGGACCGTCGGGACAAGGGTTATATGAAACTAATTTTTTTGAGCATGAATGGGTACAAACCGCAACTGAGGGGTTCAGATATCACCTTAAACTTACATTTCACGGGATGGAAGAAAGTAAATTAGTTGATTTGAAAAGTAGATTGATACAGGTAGGACTGCCGAATATAAACCCGGTGCTCAGGAATATGGTATGGAGCGGGGGGGTTGATGGGTTACATGGGCCGATGCGAATGTATCATATGAGGGTAGAGCCATATGATGATGGTAGATATAATGTATTCTTGGATTTAATTGATGAATATATTCCGGATTAAGGAGTGTTGAGATGAAGGCATATGAAACAGTGAATGCTTGGGCTGTGAAAGAGTTGGGGAGTCCTTACGCTTGGGGAGGTACTGGGCAACAATGTACGCCGTATTATAGGACTACTTTAATGAAACAATATCCGGCCAGATCGGCAGATATGAAACGAGAATGTCAAGTCCACAAGTCGGGGGGGAGGATTACGACGTGTGAGGGATGTAAATATAAAGGGAAGAGGCTGTATGATTGCGCTCAGTTGGTTAGAAACGCGCTTAAAATGATAGGCGAGACAGCGCCCTCTGGTGCAACTTCGTTGTGGAAGAAAGATACGCTGTGGAGTTATAAAGGGAAGATAGAAGAAGGAAATTTTGAAAAAATAAAAAACACGCCGTGTGTTGTGTTCCGGATGAGTGAAGATAAAAAAATGGCACATGTTGGTATAAACACGGGGGTTGGAGAAATTATTGAAGCGATGAGCACGGGTTTCGGGGTTGTGAGGGGAGATTTTAAGGGGCCGCCGAGGTTTACTCATTATGCAATACCGGCCGCTTACGAGATAGAAGGTGACAGGGAGGAAGCGGGAATAATTCCGCTGAGTTTCGGAGCGAGGGGCAACGAGACGATGAAGGTACAATCACAGTTGGTGAGCTTGGGGTATGCACTGCCGAAATTTGGAGCAGATGGAAAGTTTGGAGCGGAGACACAGGCGGCTGTATTTG